GCCAACAGCGTTGTTGGACACAGTCAGCAGCAGCGTCGTGTTATCAATGCGGGACAGATTGCACGTGCCGCTGGGCTGGTGCTGCTCAGGGGACAGGGCAAAGCTGTACACGTTGATACCAACGGCCGGCACGTTGGTGTGGTGCTGGTAGGGCTGCACCTCGTTGAAATAGCGGCCCTCACGCACCGTGAACCGGTCGTGGCCGTTCAGCTGCAGCAGGGCCGTCACGACGGGGTTCTTGCCCGCCATGCCCTCCACACGAGTCACGGAGTAGCCAGACTCGTAGGCGGAGCGGTCCCACCAGTCAGAGTAGTTGAACGGCTGCTGGCCCTTCCACTCGTTGATCACGGCGTCGTCGCAGCTGACGAAAGAGTCACGCTGCACAACCCACACCAGCTCCTTACAGGGGTGGTTGAAGTTCAGCTTCAGCTTGTTGGAGCTGGAGTTGATGGACTCGGCACCCGTGAACTGCAGGGTCTCGATCAGGTACTCGTGGGAGACCTGGGCGAACTTGCGGCGCTCATCCGTGTCCAGGTAGATGTAGTCCACATACAGGGAGGCGGCCACCAGGTTAGCGGCGTTCACACGGTCACGGATCACGTGGACGTTGGCGGCGTTCTGGGGCGCATTCTCCCAGATCAGGTTCTGCAGGTCGTTGAACTGCAGGTTGATGCGCACCTCGTGGTACTGGAGGGCGATCAGGGGCAGAGCCAGGCCAGGGTTGCGGCAGAACCAGAACTGCAGGGGCACATACAGGGTGTACTCGGGGGTGCAGCCCAGCAGCTCAGAAGAGGAGTTGGGCTGGCCGCCGGCGCAGTCGTTGTCGCAGTCCTCACCGCCCTGCACGATCAGGTTCGTCAGCTGGGGCACGTTGCCAACCATCTTGGCGTAGCCAGCCTGCTTGCCGGCCTCCTGGGTCAGCTCATTCCAGATGTGCAGCCAGTCACCGTAGTGCTTGTCGATGCGCTGGCCGCCGATCTGCAGCTCAACATAGTCGATCAGGTTGTGGCCAACCCAGTTGAGCCAGCGGAACTGGGCACCAGAGCCGTCGCTGGCCTGCAGCTTCACGCTGGGCAGCGTGGCCTGCAGATAGATGCGGTGGATCAGGTCACCGTTGCGCTGGATCGTGCACGTCACCTGGTTACCGAAGCGAGGGTTGCCGTTGAAGGGGTTCTCGATGGACTCCATGGCGAAGTTGGTGTGACGGCGGTAGACCGCCTTGAAGAACGTGATCTGGGGGTTACCCGTCAGGTAAACATCCTGGGCGCCGTAGGCTACGAGCTGCATAAGACCACCACCTGTCATTTTGTTATACCCTTGCCAAAGAAAAAAGTTTTTTGAAAAGTAAAAATCTCAACCGCCGCCGGCCTAAACTTTTGCTATTCACGCCGGGAGGGTCACCTTTTCTATGGACGACATCTCCCTTTGAAAACCGATGGAATGCAATATTCGATACTTTACATACTGTCTAACCTTTCTTTATTCATCATAGTGCACGGGTCTAAACTCAAGATACTCCTGCGAGTAGATGACAGATAGGGCATACTTTAACATAAAACAGACAAAGCGGTCCAATCCTGAGGCACGAACAACACTTGATAACCTTCATACAATACAAATGACGAATTTACAGAGACAAAAAGAGACATTAGCCTCCATAGACAATGCAATAGAGGGTCTAGAGGTTATTATAGAAGAATGTAATGACATTATAAAGAAAAATAAGCTAGAAGAAGAGTTAGAGGGATTAAAGAAGAAAAAGGCAGAATGGCAGACTGACAAACCAGTCTATGACTACTTCTTTGAAACAGGGGATATTCTCTTCAAGTATTATGAACTTCAAGGCAAAATCCAGAGTGGCGAGGCATCCTCGAAACGAATTCTGAAGGCAAAGCCTGGAAGTGTGCTAGAGGCACTCTTCAAGGGGTCTGAAGAAGGATTTGTAGAGGAGAAACAGCGTGTCCCTGCTGAGCAAAAAGAGGGCCGTGAAGTTTTGCTGGAAAAATATTTACAGAAGGTTGACCCTCAACATGCAAGGGGGACAATTGCCTCTGCCCTGGAGGATCCTCATGGAACCTGCGAGACATGTGATTCTGAGATGACCTTTAGTGCAAATGAGGCACTCTTCTTTTGCAGCAATTGTGGAACCCAGGAGTTTGTTCTCATAGACAGTGACAAGCCGAGTTACAAGGACCCCCCACGAGAGGTTACCTACTATGCCTATAAGCGAATCAATCATTTTAATGAATGGTTGGCTCAGTTCCAGGCGAAGGAATCAACAGAGATCCCAGAAGAAGTGTTCCAGGCTATTTTAGAGGAATTGAAGAAGGAACGCATCACGAATGTGGAGACCATCAAGCCTGCAAAGATTCGTGAAATACTCAAGAAACTCAAGTGCACAAATTTTTATGAGCACGTCCCCTACATTTTGAATCGTATCAATGGTAAGAATGCACCTGTTATGTCAAGAGAAATAGAAGAAAAGTTGCGATTTATGTTCAAGGAAATTCAGAGTTCATTCGTAAAGCACTGTCCTAAGAATCGCAGCAATTTCCTCTCTTACAGTTATGTCCTCTATAAATTCTGTGAATTGTTAGAACTTGATGATTATCTGCAATGCTTTCCACTTTTGAAAAATAGAGATAAACTGCACAATCAGGATAAAATATGGAAACTCATTTGCCAAGACCTTGGATGGGAATATATTCGTAGTATTTAGAACCAAGAGAGAATAAGAATCGATGTCCTTGAAATAAGTTCAAGGGTAAGAAAGCCAAAAACTGTAGAACTCCCCAAATACATAACACCTGTTGTTGTTTCTTTTGTAAGAGGAATATGAAAGGCTTCAAGAATTGGATTTAAGAATCCAATATCATCACCTATAAATTTTTGTTCAAGGGATGTAATAATACAATCTTGAAGAACTAGATGTTGAAGCCAAATTATAGCACAAATTATGTAGAAAGCCAGAAAATACCAATAAGAGTGAAAGAAGGTGTGTAAAAGGATGAATACAATGCCCATAAAGGTCATGAAGGTATGATGAATAAACCTCACCAGTTTACCAATGATTTTTGGGTCAGTTTCCCAGAAAAAGAGTTGAAGAACAACAAATTCAAGAATGGAGATAGCAGTCTCTCGCAAGATAGACATTAGGACCCCTTTAACACCTGAACCTAAATTTGACGTTTGAGTTTGACCTTGTAAGGGAATCAAGCGAGTCAAGAATGTCTCTTGAGGTAATTCTGGGTCCCATGTTTGCAGGAAAGTCGTCTGAGATTCTCAGTCGAGTTCGGAAAGCAAAAGTGCTTGGATGGAAACCTCTTGTTATCACGAACTCCATTGATACACGCTATGATCTCTCAGGTTGTCAAATTGTTACTCATGACAAGGCATCCCTCCAGGCAAATGGTGTAAAAGGGTTACTATCGGTGCTCAACTGGGAGTCCTACAAGGAGGCTCAGTTGATCATTGTTGAAGAAGGTCAATTCTTTCCTGATCTCTTAGAGTTCTGCAAAGTTGCTGTGGAAATGGATAAGAAGGATGTTGTCGTTGTGGGACTAAGTGGGGATTCAGATCGCCGACCTTTCGGTCAGATTCTTGATCTTATTCCCCTCACTGATTCAATTGTGCATCTGAAGGCATTGTGTAAGAGGTGTGGTGATGGGACCCCAGCACTGTTCTCTGCACTTGTTCGGGGACAGAAAACAGGACAAGTCTTTGTGGGTGGTGCCGACTCCTATGAACCTATGTGCAGGCGGCATTACCTTGCAAATTCGGAAGGGAATATGATTTAGTTGCGGCGGCTGCGCTTGCTGGCCTTACGATTACGTCTGCTTGCCTTTCTTGTCTTTCTTGCCTTTCTCTCCTTCTTCAGTTTGTCTTTGTTTAGCAGTGCAATAGCCTCATTGCGAGAAATATTTTTCCCTGTTTGCTGCTTATGTGCCTGTATCATAGCCAAAATGGAATTTTCCCGTATTTGAGCAGCTGAAGGCATAGGTTCAGAGTTGTTCATTCTATTCTATCATTCCCTTTTACACACATCACAGAGGTCTGTAAAAAGGTATTACAATCTAATTCTTAGTATTCACCTTACCCTTTTACATGCGGGGGAAGCCGACCAGGTTGGCGCCGATACCGAAGCCGGCACCCTGGCGAGCCGTCACGCCGATGCTGGGGGAGAAGATGTCCAGCACGGCGAAAACGGCCGCAGCGGCGATTGTCACCGTCAGGATCTCATCCAGCGGCAGGCTCTTCCGGGGGATGAAGACCAGTGCCAGGGCAACCGCCACACCCTCAACTACATACTTGATCACACGGGTTAGCAGATCGTTAACGTCCATCCTAATCTATATTCGTTCAACAGATTTTTTTGATCGTTACCCCTTTGGGATTGGGCTGCGGCCTTTACCCGTAGCCTAAGGTCCTTAGCAATAGCCGCCAAGGCCTGCGGTTTCCATCGGGATATAAAGTTTTCTTTGTTTACAGAACCAGAATGTCAGGAGAAGAGGAGTTTCTGCAGGAGGATCCTGAGATCCCTAGCCAGAAGTTTGCCCTTATCAGTTTTTTGAGCCCGGAAAAAATACTGAAGAATAAGGACATCTATTTTTTCCAGCAGTTCCTCAAGGATTATGATGTGCAGTGGAAGACTTCCAAGCTGGAGGCGTGGTTGGCCGAGGAGGTTCATAAGATGAATTCTGCCCTAGAAAAGGTTGCCGGAACACTCGACGCAAAGGACCTGAGTGGCGCCGCCGCCGAAGTTCGGTCAAATCTTATCCGCACTGATAAACTCGTGGAGGATTTCCAGGACTACGTTCGTAAGTCCACAAAGGAGGTGTCAGACTCAAAGCTCCAGGGAGAATACGACGATTTTGTCTTCAAGAATTCTTCAAAGCTCGAGGACGAGTTCTTTGCCAAGAACAATTTCACAACGACAATGCGGGGTATCAAGGTCCGGGGCGTGTATAGCACAGAGGCCGAGGCCACGGCCCGGGCCAAGCGCCTGCAAAAGTCCGATCCCTCCTTTAACATTTACATGGGGGCTGTCGGTAAGTGGATGGCGTGGGAGCCTGACCCGAACAAGATCCATACACAGGAGTATGCCAATGAGCAGCTGAACACCCTGATGCAGAAGTATCGGGAGAACGAGGAGGCCCGTGAGACATTCTACACAGAACAGAAGCGCCAGCGCATTGGAACTTCAAAGACTAAGGCTGCCCAAGAGTCAGGGACAGATACTGCAACAAGTGTAAAAGAGAGTGAGGGGGGAACCAGTTATGATGGTATGTTCTCTGGCCCTGCAGACCTCGCCATTGCCCGTAAAATGGAGAAGAAGGGGGAGTAAAAGGCTCAACAAAAGTATGATCAGTTTCTTGATTCAAAATCAAACTGCTGATCGTTTACAGATTTCCCGTAGGAACCGCATTAGGATAGCGAGGAGAGATGTCAACACACTGGTTGCTCTGGCAGAATTTGCCTTCCGGGCACGTCACACCTTGGCAATCCACGTCACGAAACCCCTCAGGGAACCACTCAGGCGCAGCAGCCTTCAGGAGTGGCAGAATAGCAACAGCCAACAATAAGCCCAGGATTGCATACCATGTAGCAGTGCTTAAGGCAAACTTCTTCGCAGCCATTTCTTTCTGTTTAGTGTGTTAAAAATAAGGCGCAGGTCCTCCTGGGGGAAGAAGGGGAACAGGATCTGATTCCACAATCTCAAGTGGTGTAGTCTTCGCACAGAACCCATTCAGGCATTTCAGCCCTGCAGCACATGGATTGTCAAGGTCGCAACGGTTGCTTCCCACAAATCCATCGATGCCTGCGGCAGCCGCTGATCCCTGGAACAGGACCAAGAGACCACCCAGAACAAGGAGTAAAAGGAGAATATATCCAACCTCTTTCAAATTGACAGGGACCGCCATCTTCTTATTGAGTTGGATACTTTCGCACCTGAATCATCGGACCCTTTAGACGTTTGGCTGCGGTAGCATCATACTCATTTGATTCTTCCCCATCCTTCTCTTTGTAATTTGCCATTGCATGATTCCAGAACTCAGCAGCACCGATCCGGAATTCTCCATGCATCTCAGCCTTATACCAAAAGACAGTATCCTCTAACTTATTCGACTGGCTATTGTTGTTCATCACAATGCACTCATAGTTCTGTGTGCACTGGTCCATCACCTGACAGAAAAACTCAAAACTCGGGAATGCACTTCCAAAGTTATCAAAAATACGTTTGCGGTTAGTGATATAGGGTTCACGCAATATAAAGCAATAGTCTACATTCGTGCGCAACATAGGAGGAATACCCAAGGGATATTGCATGGTAATGATAAAGAAGACCTTCAGCCAACGACCGTTCAAGAAGAGGTAACGAATGTTTCTGTCATGCAACCAGGTGTCGTCATATAAGCAGTCGTCCATAATCAAGAACGATCTCGGATCCGTCTTCTGCGCCCCAAATTGTTCAATTTCCTTTTGGATTTTCGCCATGATCATCTTCTGACGTTTGCAAAAGTTGGCAATAATAACAGCACTGTAATCGCCGTGAATAAAAAGTGGTGGAATGAGTTTTTTGTAGAACTGATTGGATTCCTCTGTTCCACTAATCACTGTGCCAAGCGGCATTTCCTGGTGATGAAACAAGAGATCACGCACAAGGGTCGACTTTCCCGTGCGACGACGACCAATAAAAACGCATACTGCATCTTGGGGAATCATTTTCATGTCAAACTTCCGGATACCTACATTTAACGCTGCTGCATTATCAGTCATTTCCTTATATGCCCTTGTATTTCTCTCTTGAGAAAATTCTGCGGTTCACTTTACGAGGGGAAAGCCTCGGGGCGGGTTAGAATGATTGATCCTTGTTTAACCCAAAAAATCCAAGTAAGTTTACCAGTCTGGAGAAATTACTCTCAAGCCCCCGATATTTCAGGATATACTCAAATAACCTCTTTAACACCAATTATTAAGGAATTGCTGGGACAACTACCATCCTCTGAGGGACAACTCAATGCAGATGAACTTTTTGGGCGAGTCCTTGATTTTGAAGAAAGAGGAAGTTGTTCGATAGTGACAGTGAATAAGAAGAAGAGAAAGGCCTTTTGCAAAGTGACTCATCTTTTGGATCCTATTCGGTCCATTCAAGGATATTACATCGACAGTGTAAAAGGAGAACAACGGAAGCATGTTAAGCTATCCAATCCTATGAACCAAGCCTATATAGATGCCCTTGGAAATTACCTCTTAGGACAACTTCGTGAGAGAAAGATCTCTCCTCATTTTTGCCTCTTTTATGGTGGCTTTCAGGGAGTTGCAAAGAAGTATAACTTCAATATAACAGACGAGTTTGAAAGTTACAGGAATTACAAGGGATTTTGGGAAAAACGTAAAAGGGGATATTTTGAGTTGTGTATTGAATCCTATGAGATCCCTGAGGAAGAGGAGGATAATGGGGATATGAAGATTGAAGAGATAGAAGTGAATACACCCAATTCTGATGAACTTCACTCAGAGTCCTTCTCTTACACAACTCCCAGAAGTAATCATTCAACAAGAAGTGCCTGTATTGATCTTGGTGAAGTGGAATGTGATATGGAGAACTTGCCTGAAATTGAGAGTCTCCATTCTGAAGATTCTGTGAGTGTAAAAGAGGGTGATTTACCTGATACTGTTCAGGAGGTGCGCCTGAGAACTGTGGAGGGCGGTGAAGGTTCTTCTGAATCAAGTAGTAGTGATTCGACTTCTTCAAGTGAAGAGTCAAGTGAAGATGGTATACAAGTATATGCCCAGTTCAAGGACTATCCTGTTATGTTGATTTTTCAAGAAGAGATGAAAGGAGTCCTGGATGATTTACTCGATGATGAGGAGGAAGTAGGGGCTGAGAAGGGGACCCAGGAGTGGGAGGACCGCTGGATAGCATGGACCTTTCAGGTGATTGCTGCCCTGTCTGTTGCACAAGGAGTTCTTGGATTTACACATAATGACTTACATACGAACAATATTGTATGGTGTGACACAGATGAATCATGGTTTTTTTACAAAACAAGAGATGGAACTCACTGGAAAGTGCCGACATATGGAAAAATATTAAGAATTATAGACTTTGGCAGGGCAATATTTCGTATAGATGATAGATGGTTTGTCAGTGATGACTATGCTGTCGGGGGAGATGCGGAGGGCCAATACTCCTTCGAAGGTCACCGAAGTGCTCGTATGAAGACAACGGTAGAGCCAAATCCTTCCTTTGACTTGTGCCGGTATGCAGTAAGTGTGCTTGAATCTCTCTTTGACGATGAAATGCCTCCAGAGAAGTTGGATGGGGAAGTCATAAGCCGGGAGGGTAACTGGGTGATTCATGAAACAGAGAGTCCCTTGTGGAATTTGCTCTGGTCTTGGTTAATTGATGATGAGGGTCGGAATGTGTTAAAGGATGAAGATGGAACAGAGAGATTCCCTGATTTTGACCTGTATAAGCATATATCGACACACGTGTTCGGGGCAAAGCCTCAAGAACAGCTGCGTCGGAAGATTTTTGATTCTTATTTGGTAAAGGCGGTTGATGTCGGGGATTGGGAGACAGTATATCCGCTGTTTTGCTAAAAACGAGCAGGGCCCACCTGGAGTTCGATGTCTGACGCCGAGGCCGGTGCTGCTCCGCCTGACATGGCCTTCGTAGAAGAGGGGATCATAGAACCTGCCGCTGAGATCCAAGAATGAAAGGACTCTGGCAAAAACATATATAACATGGCAGTCAGGAAGGCGCCGAAGCAAAAGTCACGAATTACCGCACGGGTGTTAAAGGGTTCTTCCTTGTTCATCCACTGCTGTCCTGCACTCAAGCTTGCAATAAGGGAGCCACCGACTCCTATTGCAATCCAGAAATCAGGGTTGCTGTAGTCCATTCTAAGGCGCCTACATCTTTGTCCTCTTGCCTCGGGGACGCAACTAAGCGAGTTCTTCATCCACTTCCATTGGTAAAACTTCGTCTGTAATACCTATCTCCTGAATATCATCGCCCTCCTCTAACACTTCCTCGTCATCCTCGTCCTCCCGCAGTTCAGCTTCAGCAAACGGAACCTCCTGTATCTCATTCTCTTGAAGGGTGTTGGAGTCGAAAAATACATGGTTCTGTGCAAAAGAGACTGAGGGTTTGGTGTCGATGAAAATCATTGGGGATGCAGGTTGGGATGCAGGTTGGGATGCAGGTTGGGATGCAGGTTGGGATGCAGGTTGGGATGCAGGTTGGGATGCAGCGGGGGTTGTGGTAGCTGTGGCTTCGGCGGGAGTAGCGGCGACTTCCTCGGCGGGGGCGGCGGGGGCGGCGGCTCCAGCGGCGGCAACTTCCTCAGCGGGGGCAGCGGCGACCACGGCCACTTCCTCAGACTCGGCTACCGCAGGACTTTCCTCGGCTGCGCTGGTCTTCACTGGTTGATCTTCGTTCACCGGTGGGGCGGCTGTATTAGTGTAGCCACCACCAGTCGAAACTTTCGGTTCTGGCGCTAACTCTTCCTTTTCCTCTTTCATCTCCCCTTTCACCTCCTCCTTTTCCTCCTTCTCTTCTTCCTTCTCCTCCTCTTCATCCTCGTGCAGATACTCCCTCAGAATTGACTTCACAGGCAAAAGTCCCCGAATCGCCTGCAGTATAGACTCCTGTATTAGCACACTTGCTTGACGCAAGTTCTTCTGTTTCTCTATGCTGTTTGTATCCGCAAACAAGAAGGCATTTGTATATAATGATCTTGCACACTCTGACAAGACTCTGTGAAGAAAATGCTCAAGTTTAGGAATTGTAATTTGTAATTTTTTCTGCTTTGTTGTCAAACGAATCGCAGATAACACCTTTGTATGTGCAATAAAAACTGCTGTCAATAATTCTTCTAAATAATCACATCTGCAATCTTTTTGAATCTTCTCTGTTTCCCGTGTTACCTTGTCTTGATTCCAATCCGGGATAGACTGAAGAAGGCTCTGAAAATTCCACAGCACTTTCTGTGGAGTTGGTGATTGTTCTCTTGCATGTTCAAGCAAATCTAAGAAATAGGTCTCTAGGCAGGGTGTTAAAAAGACATTCAACTGACGAGTATACTCCCCTTTAGCCTCCCCATATACCGAAATTTCGGATTCCATTCTAGGTTCTCTGCCGATTGGTAAACCTATGAACTAGCCGCAGCTGACCTAAGTAAAAAGAGGTGAGCCCAAGGTGAACTTCCTCCACCCACAGCTTTCAATGCAACAAGTGCCTTGCCCCACAATACTTCATCCTTGAGATATGCTTTCAGATGATCAACAGGTTGTTCTGCAGCAAGAAATCCTTCATAACATGTTGAAGCAGGGCTTGTCTTCACTTCGTCTAATCCTCCCACCCTCCCCTTTTGCATATCTTTACGGAAAGACCTTGTGGAACTACACTGTTTCCAGGTGCACCGTGATTGAATAGCAGGTGTAATTCTCTGAGGATCTCTGCATTCAAGTATACACTGCACTGGCTTGGAAGCAGTCTCGAGGATACGTCTCAAAAAGGCCTGGGCCTCAGGAGTTAAGTCATCGGCCCCTTCAATCCAAACAAAAAGTGGTTCTTGACTTCTTACCTGTTGGTGAAGAGATTCTCTGCCCTCCCGCAAGGTCCTGTCCATCCTTGCATTCCAATGATAAAGCTTCTTCTTACTCGCCTTCACATGTGAAAGAATCCAAGTTGTTTTTCCACAGCCAGGAGGTCCATAAATGAGCCATGCAGGTTGAGGCATGGTGAGTAATGCTTTTAAAGGTTTGAGTGAATAGAGGTTTAGGTTCAGTCTGAGGAATGGGAGCTGCTTTGAGAAAAACTGCAGCACCACCTATTGATGTGAATGAATGGGAGAGTGTAAAAGGGGAAGCTGAACGCTTACTGGAATCCTATAAACTTTTGTTAAAGGAGATCGCCCACATTTATCATATATCTTCTTACACAAAAGTCAAGAGAGACATGATTTGGTCTCAGTGGTTAACGATTCAGGCAGTTGTAGAGAGAATTCAGCCGTTGGACCAGGGAGAATGGGGACAACACATAAAAGATGAGTTCTACACAATCAATCGTCAGTATAAAAATTTCAGGGGGCTCTTGTTGGACCCTGTAGATGAGTCAGGAGAAAGTTTGTTAGAGAAGGGAAGTTAGTGTTTTCTTGTTTTCTTAGACTTCTTAAACTTCTTAGAATTCTTGGTCTGCTTAGACTTTTTAGACTTCTTATGAGTGCGCCGTTTTCCACCCAGTTCAAACAAAGAATCACCAAATTCATACAGTTTATTTTCTATTTGTTCACCTAAATCTTTATTGGTAAAATTTAATTTAAATCCTATTCTACATTCTGATTCATAAGAATAAACATCTAGCTTTCCTAAGTTAGAATGATTTGGATCATACAATTTAAAATGTTTTCTGTCCTGCTCTAAATCTAGAATGGATACACCTATTTCATGTAATTTTTGCTCTAATTTTAAAAACCCTAATTCACTTAGTTCACAGTCTATATTAGGATTAGGGCCGTATACAAATACCCGTTGATTTGGTGTTATAGAAGATGTTGAATAGGATTCATAATTATTTGAATTTGCATCAGAATTATCACCCATATTGGCATGGGGTAAATTGCGTGATGTAGTTGAATTTGAGTTAGAGGAGCTTGAGTTTGAACCATTGAAATTCAAACGCAAACGACCAGTTCTGTTCATATAATTCTCATTTACTCCAGGGACTGACATTCTAATATTGCCTAGGCAAATGCAGCCGGTCGAGCCTTTTGGAGTTGTGTCAAAAGACGTTCATCGTGTTCTGCATTCTTCTTCAGACTCTGCATAAGAGGATTGTTCTCAATGGCGCTCACAACATCACCCTGGTTTCTCTCCAAGCTTACATCGAGCTTGAGGGGGGCTCTGTATTTCACACGGCCAATGTCAGCCGATCCAGGACCAAAGTCAAGGGAGCGATTGACCGCCGGTGCCCTGTCATTAATGAGATCAATGTCCAGCTTCTTGCTCGAGACATTGGGCTCATCACCTTGGAACAACTGGATGTTACCGCCACCCAGAGCCCGTCCCTTGGCGATCTGCTGCTTGTTCGGATTGAGGCGCATGTTATAGGCGAATCCATGGCTCATGTGACGCTCATGGGCCGCCTTGGGACCGCCCGTGTAGGCGGACTTGGCGCTGATCTGCGCCTTCTGGGTCGGCCGAGCAATGTCCGCAGGGTCATAGACCTTGAGGCGAGTGGGGCCATCAGCCGGCGCAGCAATACCAAAGCGATCCAACTGGATAGTTCCCTCTTTTACAGTTGTCCTGGCGATGTCATTGGGATCCCAGACGGTAATAGCCGGTGCCCCCGCCGCATATCCAGTCGCCACTCCAGCCTGCTGGATATTGCCGATGGTCTCTCCACGGCGAGTCGGGCGGCTCTCGTCTTCAAAGTGCGTCGTCACCGCTCCCGCCTCCGCAGGACTCAAATTGAGACCCATGGTGCGATCGCTGGTAAAGTAGCGCTCATTCGGCCGAATCTCGTAACTATCTTTTCCATAGTCATCGGCTGTTCCCTGTTTCATGTATCCAGTGCCATCGGCATTACGATAGCCAGCACCACCAAACTGTGTGGCCATCGGCTTTCTGTAGCTGCCTACCACGTAGTTCATACCAAAGTCCTGGCCTGCACCAGGACCCATGTATTCCACACTTGTCTCAGGGCGGGTTGTCTCAGGCAAGATCTGAATAGGGCGACTAGACTCCTTGGTAAACTCACCCTGGCCAGCAGGGCCAAACCGTTCACCAGTCTGATCAATGAAAAAGGCATCAGGGCGGTATTTACGCACCTCACCAGCATTTTCCATGGCTTTGCCGACGAACTGCTGACCAGGCACAACAGGCATGTTATAGGAGAGTTTTGGGTTATCGGCTGTGCGCAGATCATCCGTGCGGCGAATGTTCTTCATCATCAACTCATTCACTTCAAGTTGCTGAAATCCACCATTCCCTGTTGCACTAAACCCTTCACCCACACCAGGTGCTACACGCACAGGCTCAAACGGCCGCTCACCTGCACGATTTCTGGGGTCATTGATACGTCCCTGAACAAAATCACTGGCAATCTCCATTCCATAGACATTTCCAAAAGGCTGCATTGTATTGTCGAACATCTGCTCGACTTCTTGTTTGCGGATATCAGTGGATCCTGCGCCTGTGTAGCGATCAAGGCGTCCAGTGTTGGCATCGGCTCCCACGTTCTGACGCACTCTGCTTCCAAAGAAGGGCTGCATATTATTATGAGTAAAGTCAGAAGCCTTGATCTTCTGCCCTGACAACTGGCTCATAATGTTGTCACCATCTACGTAAATAGGATTCTCTTCAATACTAGCGGCATTCATCATCACATCAGGTGTGGCAGTAGTAATCGGCTGTGGTTGCGGCTTTGTAATGCCGGATAGATATCCACGATCAGCATTCAACAGGCTCTGACTAGGGGGCGGTGCACGACCCTGCAGGTCATTGAACATTAAATCGAGTTGGCCACCTGACCCCTTCAAACTTGTGGCAACGGGTGCTGGCTGGGGTCTAGGGGCAGCCGCTGACGGCGGTGCAGAAGCAACAAATTGTTCAACAACATTTTTTCTTCCAAGGCTAGGTCTAGCAATGGGATTACTACCTGCAGATTTCAAAGGATAGGCTGGTTTAGGGGCTGTTTGCTGTGCGAGGAGGAACCCGGCTCCACCTAGGACTGCTAATGCGGCCAATTCCATACTAACATTGATAAGGTTTTCAAAGTTTGAATCCTTTCACTTCATCTCTTCAGCACCACCCTTTAACACAGTTTCCTTTGTAAAATTGGTGACAGGCACAGGGTGTGTGCGACATCTATATTTATCAAGACTGCGGGCTGGAATAAAATGGTCAAATGGTGTTTCAAAGTTCGCCTGCGGATTGTGAAAGAGGGGTTGCCAACGATTCCAGCCAGTTGTGCGGAGTGTGCAGGGGGGATTCACCAGGCGATTGAAATTTTGAGGATTGCTTTCATCATCGGCATGTGTTAATCCAGCCTTGTTCATTTCATTTGTGCGGGGATCATAATGAAGGGACTCAGCTCTCCACTTGGTAGGCGGCCGACCAATTCCCTTCAGATCAGATTCCACTTCAGTTCTCCACTTTCCTGTTACCCAACTATCGCCTGATTCCTGGATTCTTGTGGTAGCATTCACAGGAAAACTACTGGGGCAATTGCGGAAGGGTGTAAAAGCATATCTGCCTGCATAGGATGAGATCCGCATGTCATCGGCCTGATGAATATCATCAAACCGAGGGCGTGTTAAAGCTGTTTGTCTGGGGCAGCCGCTCATATTCTGTTGATGCCCTAGTATTTCTCTGGACGAGCACATGTCTCAATAACAAATGGCTCCGGGGCTAGAACAGCCGGATAGGCCCACATTTGAACTTGCGGCAGGGGCTTGTTCACAACAGGGACAGTCACCTTCTCCTTAGGAGTATTTCTCTCAATCTTTTGCGGATTAGGTCCGAGTGGCTTGTGTTGACGACCAGGGCAGAAGGTATTGGCACGAGTAATACCACGGAGATCAGACTCCAGTTCCACTTGCAATTGACGATTTTGATAGGGATTCCCATTGCCACCCACAACCCCTAGGATATGTTGTGCAGGATGAGGATGTTCACCGTAGGATTTCAGAAGTCCATAAGTCTGAGGATTCTCTTTGTTCTCCCACGGATGGGGTGTAAAAGGGCCTATGGCATCCATTTCTGCGAGGAGGTGGGAAAGAAAAAGGAACTCATGCAGATTAGAAGATGGCAGCTGCATGCACAGAAAGGCAAATAGAATTACCTGAGAATGATGCAAGCACGTGTTGGTGGCTGAGCACAAATCTGGCACTTTTTCATCATCGCCGACCTGAACTCGACCACTTTTTTGCAACAGATGCACGGGGCACGGTTGGCGATCCGAGATTTCTACTGGGGGCTGTGTTAAAGAGGAATTTTAATCGCATTTATCGGCATTATACGAACGAGGCACCGATGAGGCCTGATGCATTGGTGGACTTACGGTTGGGCGAAGAAATGGCCAATAAATTTAACACCTATACACGGGAGAGACCACGCCCTCGTGACGCAGATCCAGGATTTCAAGTGAATGGGCACGGGTTTCAAGATGCATCTGAATATATCTTGAAGTTGAAGACTTATTTGGAAGAGGCACCAGTCGACTTAGCTGCCCTTCAAGCCTACAGGGCGCATCGCACCGTGGTGGATCGTGCTGAGCGGAGAGTAGATCAAAATCCAGGGGACGCTGATGCAGAGGTTGCACTTGCGGCTGCAGAGGCAGAGGGGCAACGCCTACTCAGGCTTGCAAGTCCTGCCCCCTATCCTACAATGGGCTTCCTCGAGATAAATGTTGCAGATACAAACCGAGATTATTATGATCTCCTTTTACACAAACTTTACAGGGGATTTGATCGATTCTCTGAAAACATAGGTGCCCGTCAACGTATGATACGCCAAATAAATACACTTACAGATACACTTATTGTATTTTTTAACAGGACACAGTTTGCTGAAGATGGCGGAAGAATAGCTAGAAATGATCCAGTTTCTGTGTTAAAGGAGATAACAGTTCCTTTGGCTGAAATTCCAGAGGGACATCATCCTGATTTAGTGACATACCCCCTTGATCCTCCTGGAGACCCTGTAACAGCAAAGTTTGAACTCGATGCTATTGTTGTCAATATCCCTGGCCATTATTACAGCTACGTGCGTTGCGGAGATACAGAGGAGTGGCTAAGATATTATGCAATGGGTGCTGGTAAATTAACACAGTCATTTCCATCCCTGGATGCACTTGTAGAAAACTACGCAAGAAATCCCAGAGAAGATATTCGCAGAAGAGCAACGATGTTTGTCTATCATCGGGTGCATTAGAAAATCCCAAAATCAAAAAGATAAAGTGTTAAAAGGAATATCCCTTTAACACTTATTCATTTCAACAAATCGATATCAGACCCTCAGCAGTTTACATCCCGCACATAGCTGCGGCTCGGCAGACCACCACGGATCCAGCCACTCGCTGCCATCTCGGGCACCAGGTGCTCAGGCTTCTGGATATTCTCTCGCACAGTCTTGATTAAAGGCTCAAACACACCATCAAAGCCCTGCTCTGTGATCGTGCCACACTCCTTACCCTGGCGCACCTGCTCAGAATGTAAAAGGAGAGACTCCACGTCGGGATTGCCACGTCCAGTGCCCATAAAAGG